CTTATACATTACAAAATGTAACTAAGGTTTATGAAGATTATAATAATAGATTACCAGGGTTTCATTTTCAAGGCAATAGATACCCAGTATTATCAAATTTTGCTGGACTTGTTCGTAGTAATGAATTTAAAATACGTTCTGTAAGAGTTATTAATGAACTTGATACTTGGATATTTAAAGAAGGTACTGGACGTATGGATCATATGAGTGGAGCACATGATGATACATTCACTTGTCTAGGTATGGCATTATTTGTAATGCAATTTTCACTTAACAAGTTACAAAGTGTTAAAAATAAAGATGCTGCAATATTAGGTGCTTATATGATGGGTGGTGGATATACACCAAGACCACAAACAAGAAATAGTATAGATATGACACCAAGTAATAAATTACCATTTTATAATAATAAAACCTTAAATAAATATCCATCACAAGTTAATGGTAATTTTATGTGGCTTTTAGGAAGTAGAAAATAAATATAAAGCATAGATTAATTTCTATGCTTTTCTTTTTTTATAATATTTATTATAAATTAATAATGTTTATATTTTATAAAATAATATAATATAATGGCAAATAAACTATTAACAGTTTTTCAAAATCTTGATAATGCTATTACTGGTAATTGGGATATAAAAAATAAACCAACACCACATATTAATTCATATGATATGTCAAATACATCATATGGACAAGAAGTAGTATATAAAGCAAAAGATAAGGAAGACTATGTAAAAACTAAATTAGAGTTACAACAAAATGCTTATTTAAATAATAGATGGCAAAAAGCAAATGTTGATTTGTCAGTTCAAGCATTTAGCGGATTGAATAACATTAAATTGATGTATCGTGATGCTGATTTAATGGATTCATTTCCAGAAATTGGTGCTGCGTTGGATATTGTTTCTGAAGAAGCTTGTTGTTTATCAGATAAAGGTCAAATAATAAATGTTTATTCAAAATCTGAAAGAATTAAAAGTGTTCTTGAAGAATTGTTTACAAATAGATTGGATATTCAAATAACTGCGCCTATGATTATACGTGCTATGTGTAAATACGGTAATCAGTTTATGTTGTTGAATATTGATAATAAAAACGGTGTAAGTGGTTGGAGACAATTACCAGTATTTAACATGGAACGTTTAGAAAATGGTATAGAAAATCCATATAGTGCAAAAGGTTTTTTAAATGGTAATCCATCTAATGATACTGATATGAGTACAAAATTTATTTGGGTTGATGAAAATAATTCACAAACACCATTTAGAAATTGGCAAATTGGACATTTTAGATTACTTACTGATTCTTTATATTTACCATATGGTGTGAGTTATTTAAATAAAGCAAGAAGACATTGGAGAATGTTATCATTAATGGAAGATATGATGCTTATTTATCGTCTTGAACGTTCAATTGAAAGACGTGTATATAAGATTTTTGTTGGGGCTATTGATGATGCTGATGTTAAAGCTTATGTAGAGGATATTGCAAATAACTTTAAAAGAACACCAATAATCGACCCTTTAACTGGGCAAATTGACCTTCGTAAAAATATTTTAGCGGTTGACCAAGATATATTTATTCCAGTTAGAGACCCAAATGCACCAACACCTATTGATACTCTTGCAGCAGCACAAAACTTGACTGCTATGGATGATATTAAGTTTGTGCAAAATAAAGTATTGACTGCACTAAGAATACCAAAATCATTTTTAAATTTTGAGGATGCAACTGGTGATGGTAAAAATCTTGCATTAATGGATGTTCGTTTTACAAGAACTATTAATAGAATACAACAAGCATTTTTAATGGAATTAACTAAAATAGCAAGTATTCATTTGTATATTTTAGGGTTTGATGATGAACTTACAAATTTCTCATTATCAATGAATAATCCATCAACACAAGCTGAACAACTTGAAATAGAAAATATTCAAAAGAAAATTGGTGCTATTAGGGATGCTGTGTCTGACCCAGGAAATGGTATACCTATTATGTCACAAACACGTGCATTAAAAGAAATAATGAAATGGAGTGATAAAGATATTCAAAATAATTTAGAAGAAATTAGACTTGAAAAAGCTATTGCTGCTGAACTTGAAAAAACAACTCAAATCATTAAGAAAACTGGTGTATTTGATATTGTTGATAAAATGTACGGTGAACCAGGTGCTGAATATCAAGATGACCAACAAATGGGTCAAGATAGTGATAATATGGGAGGTCCTATGGGTGGTGGAGGTAGTATGCCACCAGATATGGGCGGTGATATGGGTACTGAAGGTGAATTGGATGAACTTGGTGCTGTTGGTGCTGAAGGTGAAGGTGAAATTGCTGGAACTGAAGGTGAAATACCTATGGATAATGGTGGTTCTTCTAATGACACTTCACAACCTATGGAATCATTTAAAAATAAGAAACCTTTATTAACTGAAAATAAAAAACCTATTGATAAATTCTTTTTAGATAGATTTTCAAAAAGAAATGAAACTTTATTTGAAAGAGTTGAGATTTTAGATAAAAACTTATTGATAAATGAAGAATTTGACAGTTTAATTAAATCTTTAGATGAAATTAAAGAATAATTATATTAAGCCAACTTTTTAGTTGGCTTTTTTTATTAAAATGATATTTATATATAAATGTTAAATTGATATGAACGAAAATAATAAATATATTTTACAATGGCGTGAATTGGTGCTAAAAGCAGCAAAGGCATTGGAAGAAAAGAATTTCGATTTATATGATACATTAATGCAAGAAGCTAATATGGCTTACGATGAATATAAAAGAGATAGTGCTTTGACATATGAATGTACTAATTTTGGTATGGCGAATTATATATTTGAAGATGCATTACCAAAATTATTCAAATCAAATAAAAAGGCAGTTAAAGAATTTATATCAACAATTAAAGAAGATAAAAATTTATTATATCAATTTCAATTTTATAAAGCATTGGAAAAATATAATAAAGATTTAAATTCTAAAGAATATATAAATGAAGCTCTTGAAATTGTAAAAAATAATATAAATCAAAAAACAATTAATGAATCAAATGGAAAACTTGCAAGACTTATCACTAAGTACAATATTAAGCCAACTGAAACAATTTCTAATGAAAATATGGACTTGTTTGAAAGCTGTGATTTCTTATTTAAAAACACAAAAAGACTCACAAATCTCACAACAATAAATGAAAATGTAAATAAGGTTGTAAAATATACAGAAAAATATTATGATTTTACCAATGAAGATGCCGCAAAAAACATATTTTCAATGGTAGAAAATTTTGAACAAAAATATAATTCATTATTAACCGAAGAAGAAAAGGATTTCGTAAAAGAAATTATGGATTTCAAAAAAGAAGATAAAGATAATAAAAAAGAAAAACTTTTCAATAAGTTTAAAAATGAATGTTTAAATACAATAAATAAATTAATTGCCGAATCAACAGACGATGATAAAGATGGTTTAATGGCAATTAAGGAACAAATTGAAGAAAAACAATATTGTGCTGAAACTTTAGTTAAAGATATGGCAAAATTATTGGAAATAAGAGATATTTTAATAAGTTAATGTAATATGAAAAAAGTTATATATAGAATGACTGAAAATGATTTACATAAAATGATTGAGGAAAGTGTAAAGAAAACATTGAATGAAATAGGTGATACTGAAAAAGGACAATTTGCATTGGGTGCTGTTAGAGGTAGGGCAAAACAAAGAGCACATAAAGAATATGCTTCTGATAAGCCAAATTATGATAAAGCTGATAAATATATTGCAACATCTAGATTAGCTGGTGGTACAGCATTAGATGGGTATGATAAAGCAATTCAAGGTGAAAAAGGTTCAGCAGAAGGTTTTGAAAAAGGAAGTAAATTAAGAAATGCTTATCATAAAGGTCGTGAATATGGTAAATCAAGTGTAAAGGAATCTTCAAAACAAATAAATGAAATGAATGAAGGTGATAATTTACAATCAATGATTTTTAATGCTATGAAAAGTATTGATGAA